CTAATACTTTTCCATGACATCTGCAACGGTTGATTTCATTTGTTTGGTAATATGAGTATAGATTTGAGTGGTTGTTTTAGCGTCTGAGTGGCCTACACGATCCATAATAGCCTTGAGCGGTACATTGTTTTCAGCAAGTCGGCTTACAAGCGTGTGACGGAATATGTGACTAGTAAGGTTTTTCTGGATTGGTGTTTCAAGTCTTTCATTAGCTTTTTTTAGAGCCAGGTTAAAAGAGTTTGTTTGCAAAGGCACTCCATTTTTTGTTGTAAAGATGAAGCCCATGTCTTTATAGCGAGGATTGGTATTCTTCTCTAGTTCATTCATGAATTCCATCTCTTCTAAAATTTCTTTTTCACGAGTAGTCATGACGGTTTCACGATAGGATGCCAGGGTTTTGGGCGATGTCTTCTCACATTTCTGATATCCATTTGTGTGGTCGTAGGTTCCATGAAGTTGCAGGATGTTAGATTCATAATCAACGTTATGCGGTTCAATCCCAACGGCTTCCCCAATACGGCAACCATTTAGACTCATAAATTCAGAAAGCAGTCCAATCCGATAGGTGCTAGGCCTTCGATACAATTCTTTTAGAAGTATTTTGATTTCATCTTCCTCAAGATATTTTTGTTCTACTTTTTCCAATCTTCCAAAGATTTTTAAACCCTTGGTAGTTTAGCTCTTCTAGCTGGATTGTCCTTGATAATGCCAAGATCCACAGCATAATCAAAAGCAAGATTGAGCATGGACTTGTTCCGTTCTTTTTTATTTCTGGAGCAGTCGAGTTTATCTAGATAATTTTGAACGTATTTTGGATCAATTTTAGAAACTTTTATCCCTACCCCAAAATCAGATTTTATTTCCTTGATATTGCCACTTAAGGAAGCGATAGAAGAACGTTTAATCTCTTGCTGGTAGAATGCCCACCACTGGTCGAAAAGCTCCGTAAAAAGCATTTCTGAGCTTTCTAGGTCGCTTAGAATATTTGCAATCTTTATTTCAAGTTGTTTTTGAGCTTCTTTTCGGATGCGAGGAGTGTCTTTTTCCATAAGTACTGAAACTCTAGCCCATTTTTCGGTGTAAGGATTTTTATACCTCTCAATAAAATTTACTTTTCCACTTTTATGTTGTTCTACCCACATTGCGTTTACCTCACTTTTTTGATAAAATGGGTATAGTAAAGAGGGCTTTTTAATGCCTTTTACTATCCAGAATATCCTCACACTCAAAGTTTGGCGATGGCGAGTGTGGGGATTTTTTGAGTTGTTTCCATTTTGGAAACAGTTGATTTTTATTTATACTCTTGGTTCATTACGGTGCCAATCATCAGGAAATCCTAAAGACTGGTTGATTACATTGATGTCTATAGAAGGCAACTTTTTCTCTAGTTTTCTAACTTTCTTTCTAAGAGTATTCCACAAACGATTGAACTCTTCTCCACTGATGAAACATTGTAAACTGACAACTGTTGAGTAGACTGATTTTCTGGAATCGTCGTCTTGTAAGTTAAAATCATCATGGATAGGATCAAAGCAAACACTATTGGCGGTACAATTATAATTTAGTAGTCTATTATTGTGAGCACATACGTTTCTTGTTTGGTTGATATTTTTTAAAAAAGAAATCATAGTTTCTGGGGGGAATACACCAGTGAAATTAGGATTGTTTGTTTTTAAAAAACTAACTAAATCCTTTGCAATTTTATTTTGTAGGCTCGTTGGCAAATTTTTGATAATGTTTCGTGTATCACCAAATTCCAAATAGTCAGTTAAAACCCATATCGGGACATCTTTGTGGTTAGTATAGTAGTGGTTGATTGAGGTTCCACGTTTATTTTTATTGTAGTTTACAATTTTGGAGAGTCTAGATACGATATAGCCTACATCAAGGATTTTATCGTTGTCGTAATTTTTAGTGTTGAGATAAGCATATTGTTGATTTTGATAAGCCTCTGCAAATCTATGAGCTGTAATAGATTTTATGTGATGTTCTGCTTCAAGTATAGATTGCAAGATAGCTCTCTTAATATCCTTATCGAAAGTATAGAGAGAAGCTACTTCATCAAAGGTGACGCCCTCTATATAATTATCACTATCTGTTATCTGAAAGAATTTACTGTATCCGTTAATGATATTGTAGTAGTTGTTACTCAATAAATATTTTAATGCACGCTCTCTATTAGTGATAGCAAGATCTCTATCTTCGAGCACATCAAGTTGTTTTTCCAAATCTTTAAATGGTTTCAAAAAAGCCTCCTCCAAGTAAATGGAGAAGACTTTTCCGCATCAGACCCCGTAGAGTTATTGACACTTTTTTCTTAAATTATCTCCATTTTACTGTATTGTTTAAATTTTGTCAAGGTATTTTTGTTAAATTTATTTTTATTTTCCTCTATACACCCCAACTACAGCAAAAATCTTGATATGTGTGTCTTCGGCTGGTGGGAAGTCTAGGATAATGTCTTCATACTTGTCATTGAGCGACACTAGGCGTAAGCGTCCGTTTTCGGTATATATCTTCTTGAAGTAAGAACGGTCTCCGTATGCGATAACTGCTAAATCTCCGTTATAGGTAGTCAGTCCTTTGTCTACTAAATAGAGAATGTCTCCGTCTTGGTAGTCAGGTTGCATGGAATCTCCTCTGACTTTAGTTGCGATATCGTGGCGTGGTGGTCGTTCATGAACCTCTATAGTCTCTCTGTCTGTATCATCGTAACCAAATCCGTAGTTAAATCCACGAGCTGCAGCCGTCTCAGATACTATCTCGACTTGATACAAGCTGATGATGTTTTCCGATACTTCGTTTATCTTCGCTTTTCTTCGTTTCTCTTGTTCGTCACGTAATTCTTCAGCGTATGTGATAACTTTTCTTTGTCTAGGCTGTTCTAGTTGATCGTAGATGGTTTGGATGGGGGATTTTGAAAGAACAGGGGGAGTAGCATTAATTTGAATTTCTTGATCGTCATCAAGCATATCAATTAAGCCTTCAACAGAGATCTGCATACCTTTAGCAATTTTTTCTATTGTTTCATACGAAGGGACGATGGGTTTTTTCGATTTCGGATGTTCATTTTTTTCAAGCATAGAAATATATCCTTTTGTTAAATCAGATAATTCACAAAAAGCATCCATTGATAATTTATGCTCAGTTCTATATGATTTAAGTAATTCTCCTAACTTCATTTAAAAACTCTTTTCTATATATTGTTTAATCTATTATACATCTTTAAATAAAAAAAGTAAATTTTTTTGTTTAACATACTTGACATTTTATGTTTAACATGTTAAACTATAATCAAGCTTAAGGAAATAACAAAAACAAACCGGAGAAAAAACATGACTAAAGAATTTACAACACAAGAACAAATCGCACTAGCAAAAGAAATCTTACAAGTTAAGAATCGCAGAGAACGCTCGCTTAAACTTGGAGAAATCCTAGATCGTGAAAAACTATCATCAGATGATATGTACGCATTGTACAATACACTACTAACAGCCATAAGAGTTTACGGCGACGTTATCGTATTTGACGACAAAGACTTTCAAGAAATGGCTCTTACAATATTAGTTCTTGAAAAGGTTGAAGAGGCTAAACAAACTAGGGTAGCGTAGAGAGGCGCGATTCCTCTCCTAGTTATTGCTCATAGAGCGAGAAAAAGGAGAAAGGAGGAAAAAGATGTCAGGGCAAAAAGAAAAATACCACGATAGACGTGGTAGACCTGATGAATTGAAGGTTGAAAAAGTTATCCACCTTTCAATTTTGAGAGGTGAAGGAACCGAGACGGATGGCATTAGGGTTGTAGAACAGTATTATAACATGGACGGCAATCTAATATTTGAATTAGATCCTTGCTCTCCGCATTATCAAGAATTTTTAGGCTTGCGTTGATCTTGTTTATCTTTGTCCAAATCTAAAATATCTTGTAGTAATTGCTCGTTGTCATGACGCTCGATATACCATTTTTGCATCAGTAATTCTATAAACTTAAGCAGCTTGTGAGCCTCATTCGGTTCGATATCCACTATAAGATTTATATCTTTTTCTGGATGGGCGCCAATATTCCCAAGTTTTCGTAGAGCATCGAGTACTTTTTTAGTGCTTGGGTCAACAGACTCTTTTAAAGCATCTATCTCATCTACTAACCTTGCTTTAGAAATTCCCCAAAAATCTCTAATCATTCCTTGTAGACAACGTCTAGAGAGGGTAGCAGAAGCTTTGGGGCTGAGATTTAAGATAGCGTGAGCTTCTTCATAATCACTTCTGATAGCCTGAGGGATGTAGTCTGGGTAGACTTTAGCAAGCGAAATAGGGTTGAAGTGCATAATACGATTTGGAAATTGACTTCCTACGCCCACGATGTCGATTGAAACTTTATGACAGTTCGGACAATTCATTGTTTGTATTGTTATTTTGTCGTTCGAATTTTCCTCAACATTAACATGTGGACGACGAATCCAAAAGTAGTGTTCTTCTTCTCGAAATGTATCGTAGTGCTTTGGGACCGAATAACCGCAAAATAAGCAGAATAGTTTATTAGAATCCATAAGATTTCTCCAATCATTTTATTTTGATTATACCATATTTGAAAGGGGGTGAGTAAATGAGACCAAGACGATATCCGTATAACTTTAAACCAAATCGGGTGAATATTTTAGATAGTCGTTTCTATACACGACTAATTGTTGAAACCAGCGATGGAAAGAAAAAAATAGCAGAAGTCACATTGGATGATGTAACTCCTGATGCAGAATATGTTGTAAGTCTAAGACCAAATTATGACTAGCCTTTAGGAGGGAATGGGTCTTTACCGTGGCTGTCACGGCTTTGAATTTTCCCATCTTTGCCATGAATGATTAGTTCGGAACCTTGATTTCGTGAAATCTGTCTAGCAATATTTGTAGCTTCACTCTTTGTAGTAGTATGAGCAGTTGCTCTTGAATTGCCAGCACCTTTCACGTTCCAACCACCATTTTTGGCAGGGACGACATGCTGATTTTTACCCATGATTGTATCTCCTTTCTATTGGAATTTTGACTAAAACGGTGAGAGGTCCTAGTCGAAATATATTATATGATAAAAAACAATGTTTGTCAATATATTGTGTAGATAAGGAGTTTAAATCTACAAAAAACACAATATATAGTGTAATAGAATATATAAGCACAAAAAATATAAAAATAAAACTAGATAAGGAGAAAACGGATATGCTCTGGGAAAAAATATCTGAAAAACTTTCAGAACGAAATTGGACAGTTTATAAACTTTGTTTAAAAGCAGGTATAGGACCTGCTGGAATCTATCGTTTAAGAGATGGAGAAGTGAAAGATTTGTATTTTGACACAGTAAAGAAAATAGCTGATGCGCTGGAAGTCAGCTTAGATGAATTTAGATAACAAAAAAGCACCTGACTGCAATCAGGCACTTAGAAAATTATTCAAGAAAATTATATCACAGAAAGAGAGGAAAATCCATGCCTAAAGCGGAAATTACTTACAAACCTGTGGATGTCAATGAAAAGGCCACACATGGCGACTACAAACACCTTTGCCAAATGTGGGAAGGTCTGACAGTTGGAACTGCTAAAATTTGGGCTACTGAAATGCGAGATCATCCAGATTTTAAACAGTTCATTGAT